AGGTGCCGTCATCGATCAGCGCCATGATCCCCCACGGCGCTTTCTCGAAGGCGGTGTCGTTGATGTCGGTGACGGCGGAATTGGCGGCCTGGACGATGTAGTCGTTGTCGGCCCACGCGGCGTTCGGGGCGGCGTCCGTCGTGACGCTCGTCCCATCCGACGCACACGCCGTGATGCGGCAGATCCCCGCCCGGATCTGGCCGGTGGCCGGATTGACGGCGGCGATGTACATGCCGACTTTCAGGAAGCGGTTCCCGAAGTCCGCGCCCGCAATCCCGCCCGGCGAATCGAGGATCAGCGTGGTGTTCGCGTTGGGCGAGGCTTCGTTGATCAGCGCGAAGACGCCGCGCCCATCGGTCCCCAGATAGAACTCCTGGCGGTAGGCGATGTCGTCGATCAGCCGCTCCATGTTCTCGGTGCGGGTCGAGCGGTACGCGCCTTCGCGGTTGCTCGAGTCGTCGAGCTGTTCCTGCGTCACACGCCACCGCGCCATCATCTTGCGCTGCGTGATGAAGCCGTTGATGTACTTCTGGTTGTCGGCGACGGGAATCGCCGAGTCCTGGCCCACGGCCATCGGCGAGTTGTTCCGGTCGACGTGCGCCGCCCAGATTTTGCCGCGTCCGCCGTCCCACGGCGAGGGCTTGGGCTTGAACGCCTCTTTCAGCGAGAACTTGTTGAGGACGCCTTCGGCGATGACGGGCTCATAGGTGTTCTTGAGCAACCCGTCTTCAGTGGCGGTATCAGAGCCAGGTCCGGCCATGTCAGTGCTCCAGACGGCACGAGCACGCGGGGCGAGGGGCTAGGTCGGGGGCGAGGCGTCAGGCGCCGTAATGGGCGTCGACTTCCTTCTCGGCCGCGTCGAGCATCTCCGCCACGGATTTCATCTTGCCGTAGTCAGGGCGTTGCGTGGGATTGGTGGCCACGGGACGCGAGGCGCCTCCACTCGGCACGGCGACACGGGGCCGGATCAACCCGGCACGCGCCGCGGGCGTGATGAAGTCGCTGACAAACTCGGTGACGAACTCGGTGAGGAGCGTCGGATCCTTCGCTTCGTACCGCTGGACCCAACGGTGGTACTCGGGATTGGTGGGACGGTTCTGACGGTCGTACTCGGGATCGGGGACGGAGGCTTTGAACGCGGCGACGACTTTGCGCGCGGCGGTTTCCGACAGCTTGTCGAGATTGAGCGCCTGCGCGACGCCGCTCTTGATCTCGTCCAAGGTCGTGTCGCGGTGGCGGTCCCACTGCGTCCGCACGACGTGCTCGGCTTGCTGGCCGGCGGCCAGGACGCGCTCGAGTTGCTCGGGGTCGATCGCCGCCATGCGCGCCAGGTTCGGGTAGAGCTGCGCGAAGCCGGCGCGGATCTTGTCGGCTTCCGCGGCGTCCGGATCGGGCGGCGTCAGGCCCGCCAGCGACCGGACGCGATTCCGCTCGGTCTCCAGTTCGCGCTCGAGCGCGGCGGCGCGCTGCGCGGCGAGATTCGTGGCGCGTTCGGCGGCGGTCAACCGATCGGGCGGTACCCAGCGGGTGCGATCTTCGGGATACGAATAACTCGGACTCGGGGCCGGCGTCGGCGTGGGCGATCCGCCCGCCGGACCTGCGGCAGACGGCGACGGCGTTGGACTTGGGGTTGGTGACGGAGACGGGGACGGTGAAACTTCGGGTGTTACGTCAGCAGCCATGACTTACTCGAAATGCAGTGAAACACGACGCGGGGAGTCTGCCACAAGGGCGCGTGGCGTGTCAAGCCGGACACACCGGGTGTCTACTTTTGCACATCTGCGGCGGGCTGACTCTCTGGAAACTTCGTTAGTTCAAATCGGATGTCCTCGAAACAGATCGCTCGATCGAATACCTGCCCCACCATCGGACCCGGCGGCCAATACAGCCAGCGTTTGGACCGAAGGCTTCGCTCCACGAGATTGGTCATGGCCTGCGCGACGCGCGTCTGCTCTTCGGCGGTCATTTACTGCACCCGCATCGGCGGATTCGCGGCCGGTGGTTGCGCGTTGAGCGCCGGCATCGCGGGTTGCGGCGTGTTGCCGACCGGCGCGGAATTCTGCTGACTGTTGGCGAGCGCGCGCCCGGCGCCCCGCGGTGCGGGATTCGGCGACGGCGCGGCCCCCGGTGGTGGCGGTGGCGGGACATCCGGCGACGGATTCGGATCGCGGTCCCCTTGCTGCTGCATCAGGAGCGCCAGATCGATTTCCTGCAAGTACGCATCGACCAGGCCGGTCGCGGGCGGGAATTTTTTGAACAGATCGACCATGCGATCGGAATTCGCCCAGAGCAGGCACCGCTCCCGATGAATTTCGGGTTTGTACCAGCGGCGCCATTGCAGCGGGTAACTCGGATCCTGAATATCGGGCGTCGGCTGGCCCGTGACCGGATCCGGCACCGTGCGGAGCTTCGCCGGCCCGCCGCTCTCAAGCCAGACCATGAAGTCTTCCTGAATCCGGAGACACGCTTCGACGTGCGCGTTCAAGCCGGGCTCCAGCTCCGTGATGCCGAGGAGTTCCAGCATCGCGTGTTTGACGTTCGGGTCCATCTGGTAACTCGGATCGAACAAGCGGAGTTGGTTCCCGTGTTCGACGGCGGCGCGTTTCCCGAGCGTCGTCGTCGGCATCGTCGTCGAGGCTTCGGCGATAATTTTGATGTCGCCCAAGAGCGACAGATCGGCGGTCTGGAAAATCTTCGTCGCCCAGCCGCGGTTCGGGACCATCAAGGCGTGCGCGCGGGTCTTCGGCCCATACTGGCGCTCGAGTTCCAGCGCCCAGCCGAACCAATCGACGATGACTTGCGCCCGCGCCTGAAACGCGTTCGCAAACCGGGATTTTGAAATCTCATCGAGCAGTTGCAGCGCCGAATACGCTTCGACGCCGGCCGGCGGCACGCCTTTCAAGAGCGCGCCCAAGCCGAGCGCCTCTTCGATGTCGCGGACCTTCTCCTGGCGCAAGGATTGGAACGCGCGCCCCGGCTCCGCGCCCTTGATGCGTTTGGGTTCGCCCTTCCCGTTCGCCACGAGCGGATCCCAGTTGATGATCATCGGGCGCCCGGAGCGTTGCAGAAATTGCGGCTCCGATCCTTTCGCCACGACCCACAAGGGGCTGGCCATGCCCATCATGATCATTTCGACCAGGCTGTCATGGCGGTTCAGTTCGTCGATCTTCGGAATCGCGGGATCGAGCACGCCCGATCCGAGCACGCGCCCACCGACGTGCTCGAAGGCCGCGTGGCTGAACGTAAAGATCGAGCGGCCCTTGACGTCGTGATACGGCAGCGGCCCCGGCAACCCTTCGCTCTCTTCGAGATGGAGGATGATCGGGTTGCTGTCGCCTGCGACGCGAAAGACGAGCCCCTCCGGATAGGCCGGACACGGCCGATACCAGACTTCGTATTCGGGGTAGCCTTCCGCTTCGGACGATCCCGCCGCCGCCCCGCTGGCTCGCGCGCCGGAGGGGCCGAGGTCGTTCTGATACGGCAAGCTCTGGACGATTTGCAGCGATCGTTCGGTCGCGCCTTTTTGATAATTGAAGTGCTGCATCTGGTCTTTCAGGACCGGATGATCGACCGCGTAGCTTTTGTCGCGCCAGCGGAGGCGGACGAGTTTCGGCACGTCGCGCCAGCGTTGATACTGGAGCGGAAACGCGATCTCGAGCGGCGAGAGCGCGCACGTCACGCCCGCGCCTTCCGTCTCGCGATCGACGCGCGGTTCACCCGATTCGGGATCGACGGCCGGCGCGAACTGCGTGCCGTGACAGCTCGGGCACTGCTGCCCCGCTTCGGCAATCGCATCGCTCCGCAGCTCGAGCCCGCACCCGGCGCACGCTTCCCACGGCACGTCGATCGCGTCGCCGCCGAGCGGATCCCAGTACGAATGCAGCCAGCTATTCCCGTAGACGAGGAAGTTCCAATCGAATTCGGTCAACACGTCCGACAGCCGATGCAGATCGCGGAGGACCGGATCGTAATCCTGCGCGGTGGCCGCGGTAATGACGGCTTTCGGCTCTTTCGAGGTCGGCCGCACGTTGACGCCGCTCTTGATCGAGGTCAGCATCGCGCGGATCGATTGCACGGCGATCTTCGGATACTGCGAGACCGGCGTCGGGACGTTCGCGCCGACATCGGCTTTCCGCCAGCCGCGCGACATCGAGTAGGGGGCGAGCCATTGCCAGCCCGAGACGTAGTAGCCGCCGCGTTGCCATTGGCGCTCCCAGATCCAGCGATCGGCGAAACATTCTTTTTTGTCCGACTCCCAGAGATCCTTGAGTTGTTGATCGGTGAGGGTCGGGGTTTTCGTGGGCTTCGTGATCAGCGTGAGATTCCCGCCGGGGGTCGGCGATGGCGGAGCGAGCGGCGACGCGATCGGCGCACCGGACGCGAGGGGAAAGGCCATAAGTTACTTTGCGCGTTTCAGGCTGGCAATGGACGAGTCCACGCGAGGCCGCCCGCCGAACCCCGGCGGCGTGAGCGGTTCCATCCGATCGACGATCGCGCGGTACTCCGGCGAGTCGACACGCCCGGCCCGGTAGAGCGCCGCTTGCTGCTCGTTCAGGCGATCCCACTCGGCCCGGTTCGCCGTGGTCGTCGGTCGGTCGGCCATCAGCGGCCTTTCTTGGGGGGAGCATTTTCGATCGTCACGTCGATCGACGACTCCACGAATTGGGCCGCGAGCGCCAACGCGGTCAACAGGGCTTGAATCGCCGACAGGCCGCCGATATGTCCGCCGTCGCCGACTTTCAACGCGCGCCTCGCAGAATCCAGCCGATCCGCTGCCAGAACGTCATGTGTTGATGCCGGCAGAACTCCAGGCTAAGACGCCGCGTCGTGTCCGCCGTCGCGTCCCAGCGGGCTTGACAGGTCTCGCGCAGTCGGCGGTCCTCGTGGTCGACGTAGTCGCGCTGTTCGTCGGCGAGCTTCAGGCGATGGGCGTGTTCATCATTGATTTTGCGCTCCAAGAGCGCGACGGCTTGCGCGACCCGTTCATCGACGGCCGTCAGGACGGTTTCGGCGTTGGTCAGGCGCGCGTTGAGCACGTCGACGGCGCGGGTGTGCTCCCGTTGTTCGGTGCCGTTCACTGGGTCACGCTCCCATCGTCGACGCCGTCCCAGAGTTTTTCGACCTGTTTCGCCAGGATGCGATCAGCGGACGTTTTGACGGGATTGTCGAAGACGATCTCCGGCACGGGGATCGGGAGTGAGGTGACTTCCTTAAAGAGAATCGCGCGCTCTTTTTCGAGCTGGTTGACCCGCAGCGTCAGGAATTCGTTCTGCGCGTAGGCGAAGGCGAGCGCGTGCGCCCGTTCGGCGTTGACGGCCCGTTCGGCGGCCAACTCCTCCCGGACCTGGTTATGGACGGTGACGGAGACGACAGCAAACATGCAGGATCCTGGAATGCGGGCGGCGGATCAACCCTCAGGTTGCCAGGACCGCGCGTCAGTATGCCTCCCCAGACAACAGCCTGCGCGCCCAGCCGATCGGGGTTGATCGTGCCACCCCGGCCCGAAGTCTACACCAATTCGGGATCACCAGAGTCGCGGATCGAGATCCCCGTCATCCCGGAGCGCCCCAAAGGGCCAGGACGGATCCGACCGACTGATCGTCGACCCCTCCCCGGCTTCCCGATCCTCGTAGGCGCGGAGCCGTTCGATGTCGCCGCGTGTTTTGTCGTCGAGGGTGGAGAGATCGCGCTGTTGCTTCCCCGCGTCGGGCGCGTGTCGCTGTGGCCGGGACATCACGAGATACCGGAGCGCCTTCCCCGCCGCCGTGGCCCCGTCCTCGTCCACGTCTTCTTCGTTCGTCGGTGCCTGGATCAACTGCGGCAGCGTGCGGAGCAGCGTCGTGCAACTGGGATCGACGATCAACGCCGGGAGCGCGTCCTCCTCGACCACGAACCAATGTTGCAACCGTTGCCAACCCGTCACCGCGTCGTGCTCCGAGCGCACGACCGGCAACCCCGCGCGATACAAGGTTTCAAACACGTCCTCGCCGACCGCCGCGTCCAGATGTTCACCGATCGCGTTGCCGACTGTCTGGGTCAGCGTGATCGGCACGCGCGGTGTCGGATCGGGATAGGCTGGAAAGTACTTGGCCGTCGTGTCCAGCACGAGCCGCGCGACTTCCGCCGCGATCGTTTCGTCGAACACGAATTCCCGCTCGATATACAACCGCCCATCGGGCAGCACGACGACCCAGAGCATGATCCCTGGCTTGAAGTAGCCCCAGTGCAACGCGCCGACGCGCGGATAGCCGGCGGGCACGTCCAAGTGCTGGACGCGGCGTGGATGGGTGAAGTCTTTGAAGAATTGGCCGGGAAACACGTCGCGACGCCCGAACCGGTACATGTCGCGCTTGACCGGCTCGATCGCCGCGAGTTGCGCGACATAGCGCGGGTCTAAAAAAGCGTTGTCCGATAAATCGCTTTGGATGAAGCGGTAAATCTCGGGCTGGTAGTCTGGAAATTTCGTCCGATCTCTCGTCTTTTCGATGAACAACTCGTTGATGTAGGACGAGAGTGGCCCGCCAGGATTTTCCCCGCCGAGTACCAAGCCCCGCCAGTCGGTGCGTCGAATCCGGCCCGACGCGGCGGAGATTTCCGTGAATTGCTGTTCAAGGAATTGCTCCAGCTGGTCATAGGTGAGCATGTCCGCTTCAGCCCCGATAAAATTTTTATAGTCCGAGGCATCGGCACAATGGGAGAACTCGATGATGCCGTCCGTCTCCGGGAAGGTGGCCGTGCGGGTCGCCCACTTGAAGCCGAGGCGCTTCGACTCTGCGGGCATCTTGCTCATGTGGTTGCGGATCAACTGCGGGTATTCGCGCCGGAGAAAATACCCGATGAAGTTCGGAATCTTGCGCGCATAGCGGTAGTTGATCATCCGCAACGCGTGACTTTTTCCGCCGCCCCGTGACCCGCCGAGGCAGATGAAGCTGTACTGCTGCGACGCGATGGCTTCTTCAAGCTCGACTTGCTTCGGCATCGGCAAGTAGAACAACGCGCCATTGACATCGAGGATCTCCCACGCGCGACACCGCTCCTCACACTGCGGCGTGGGACAGACCCACGCGTAGCGGCTCGCAATCTCTTTTTGGATGAATTCGCGCTGACACCAGCAGCAGCGATAGACGGGAATCCACGGCTCGACGATCGGCGCGGCCGCCTCAGACATCACGGCACGAGTTCCGCGACTTCTGACACTTCGGAGTCTTCTGCGGCGGTCGTATCCAGCCGCTCCAGCAGCACGCAGACCATCGACGACCACGCGACGGGGGTCAGCGCCTTTTGGGCGTCCTCGACGGCCCGGCGAGTACAGGTACTCGCTGTCCAGCCTTCGACGATGCCGCGGTGCGTAACCGGCGGCCTGGCGATGAATTCGAACGTGACGGAGTACCGGCACTTCATCTAGAGGCTCGCGAGGTCGACCCGGCGGATCTTCCAGCCGCGATCCTTGATGGCCGGCAGGGTGCCCTGCTGGCACTGGCGGCGGAGCCGGGTCACGGTCAACCCGGTGAAGCCGGCGGCTTCGGCGAGTGTCAGAAACACCGTCTCAGACTTCGGAGAGGTCGGGGCCGACTGGCGCAACCCGTGGAGTAAGGCCCGGACGAGATCCTCCCCCGGCGACGGCGGCGGGACCGGTGCCACAGCGGTCGACGGCCGCGCGAACCGGACGGCGGGCGGCGCGGGCGGCACGACAAACGGCGCGGGGGGTGGATGCTGCAACCGGTCCACGTCCGCCGGATTGTAGACCGCAAGTTTCGGCCCGCCAGTCGGGCGGCGGTAGGCCGCTTGCTCGATCTGTCCGGCCTGCGCGTATTTTTCGATCGTCTTGGTGGACACCGCGAGGGCCGCCGCAGCTTGGGCTTTCGTGAGCCACGTCGCATAGTCTGGGGAGGACATGGCCGCGAGTGTACCATGCTTCTCCGACTGTCCGCGAACCGAGAGGTTCTGAGGTTCGGAGACGGTCGCGGCCGTCATCGCGGCGGCTCCACCAACCCCGAGAGATGCGCAAACGTCGCGGCCGTGCGAATCCACGTCACGCAGAGATCCTCGACGACGAACACCGATCCCCGCTGGCGCACTTCCGCCGTCCAGGCGTCCGGCACCGACAAGAGCACCGACACGTAGCGGCCGTGCATCTGGGCTTGGCAGCGATACCAGTCGAGGCGCAAGGTGTCGGGGGTGGCGTCCGGATGGCCGGGCACGAGCGGCACGCGGCGGACGGCGGCGAGACTCACGACGGGGATCCGATCGGCTGCTGCACCGTCACGACCGCAATCCCGATCTCCTGTGCGCTCGGGTTGTGCAGCTCGTGATGGATCGTCGCGATGAGGTAATGCGAGCCGCACGCCGGACAGGGACCTGGATTGCCAGAGAGCAACACGATCGGTTCCGGGTGCGGCGTGCAATTACAGACGATCACCGCCGTGGGGAACCACGACTTCAGCGTGACGCGTTGCCCGACGATCGGGATCTTCGCCGAGGGGAACGTGAGGGGCGGGTCAGACGGCATGACCGACGACCGGATCGGGCCGCGGCGTAATCGTGTCCGGCGTCACGAGCGGATGAAACACGATCTGCGGCCACGGATCGATCTGGAACGAGCCCGTCGCCAGGTCGAACAGCACCGCATCTTCGGGCACACTGTCGAGCAACCGGCGTTTCTGGTCGACCGAGATGTGAATGATCACGGCGTCCATATCAGCCGGGAGTCTACACGAAGCGATTTCCATTGACAAGTGGAACCTTTGCCGCCTACGCTCCAGACTCGTGAACATCGATATTGACGCGCTCGATCGGTTGCGGGCCTTCGTCGCCACGTTCCGGAATCAACGCGAGGCGGCGAAGGCGCTCGGGGTCTCGCAGCAGTACGTCCAGCAGATGTTGACGCGGCGGTATCCGGTCTCGGATCGCATCCTCGCCAAGCTGAAACTGCGGCGGACGATCGTCGAAGACGAGCCGGAAGAACGCGCGAGCTAGATCCCGTACGACAGTTGGGCCGCCGCGTGACTTGCGATCACGGGCGGCCCGTCGACCTACACGCTAAGGCGTCTCTGGGGGACGCCGCGCATGAAGTCAAGACCAAAACCTATCCGACCTGTCCGTTTCAGTCTGTTCGATTCCCAACCAAGCGATCGGCGGACGCGGTGAGCGTCCTTCCGCACGCGCTGTACTGGCGCTTGCTCCTCTGGCAGTTTCACCTCGTCACACATGTGCTCTGTCCCCTCGGGATTCATGCGCCGTGGCCGCGGGACATGTACCACGCCAGCCGGTGCGCCTACTGTGGCGCGGAACGGCGGCGGCGATGATCGACTATTCCAAATTGCGCTTCGGCAAAGGGACGCCGCGCGTGATCCTGAAGATGGCGAAGGCCACACTGAAGGCTCAGACGGAGCGCGCGTGCCGCAAGTTGGTCGATCAGCGCGACGGACGCAAATGTTTTTTTCCGAAGTGTCGCGCCTACGCCGGCAGCAAGCACCACATCGTGGCGTCGAGCGTGCGCGGCTCGCGCATCTGGCGCACCGATGACATCGTGAGCGCGTGCGAGACACATCATCGCCTCTTCAAGGCCGGCTTGATTCGCACGACCGGTAATCCCGACATCAAACACGATCTCCGCGTCCATGTGACGCCCCTCGGTCGGGCACACGGGATCACCGTGCCGAAGGTGGCGTGATGCGGTTATTGGATCTGTTCTGCGGAGCGGGTGGGGCGTCGATGGGGTATTCCCGCGCCGGTTTCACTGAGATCGTCGGCGTCGACATTCGCCCGCAACCACATTACCCGTTCACCTTCGCGGCCGTCTCGACGAAGGTGGCGTGATGAAGTGGACCCTCGCCGCACTCGCCTGTGGGCTTGCCGGGGTGCTGTGGGTCGGATCGATCTGGCGACGGGCGCGTCAGCAGCTCTCGCGTCAGGAGCCGATCTCGGTCTCCACGGAATGGTTGCAGGAACGGATTCGGAATCGGCGATGACGCATACGCCGACCGTAAATCGTGTAAGATGCGTCAATCATGAAAGAGCGCGTGATTATGGTTCGTCGAATGCCGATTGACCTCTGGAAGCGCCTGAAGATTCAGGCCGCCATTGAGGAACGCACCATTTATGCGTTGGTCGCTGAGGCGATCGAACGCTACTTGGAGCAGATTTCAAAGGCCGCGTGACGTAGGCGATGCCTGTCGATCGGTTTCTGCACCCGCGACTCGGTCATTCGGTGAAGGTCTCCGGCCTTTCCGATCTGACGTACCGGGTGTGGACACAATATCTGCTCTCGGCGGATGACCACGGGGTGATGCGCGCCTCGCCCCTGGTGTTGCAGCTCGCGAATGACGCGCTCGCAACGAAATCGACGGCGGTGTTAGCGAAGTGTCTCCGTACTCTCGTAGATGTGGGCCTCGTGTCCGAATTCGAGCACCAAGGTCATCGGTACATCTACCAATGGGACTGGCAGACCTGGCAAAAAATTCGGTATCCGCGGCAGACCGAAAATCCACCGCCGCCGAAGATTCCACGGGAAGAGTCCGGAGATATTTCGGGAACTTCTCCGCAACAGTCCGGAGAAACCACGGGAAAGTTTCCGGAAGATTTCTCTCGCGCGGGGGCGCGCGGGAAACGGCTTACGGCAAACGGCAAACGGCTTACGGCAAACGGCAAACGGCTTACGGCAAACGGCTATTCGCCCGAATTTTTGCAATTTTGGACGAGTTACCCGCGAAAAGTCGGGAAAGACGCGGCCTGGAAAGCGTGGGAACGCCGGGAGTTACCCGGCGATCTGCTCGACGAAATTCTGTCGGCGGTCGCGAGTCAACGCGCCTCGGACCAATGGCAACAGGCGGGGGGGCGCTACATTCCGCACCCCTCGACTTGGTTGGCGCGCGGGAGTTGGGCGGATGAAATCACGCCGCCGTCGCTCGTGTCCGACCAATCGCGGGCGAATCTCGCGGCCATTGAAGGCGCGAAGGCGTTGCTGAAAGCGAGGCGCGGATGACCGACGAGGACTTCGACGGCTTCGCGGGCCGGTTGGCGGGGTTGGCAGAACTCTTCGATGCCACGCTCACGCCCGCCAAAACGCTGCTGTATTTCGAGGCGGTGCGGGACTTGACGCTGGAGGAAGTGGCGCATGGCTTCACCCTGGCGGCGCGCGGGTGCAAATTCTTTCCGCGGCCGGCGGAAGTGCGATCGTTTGTGCTGCCCGACGAGCACGACGCCGCCGAAGCCGCCTGGTTGGCGTACAAGCAACTCGCCCGCACGGTGGGGGGGTATCTCTCGCCGACGTTTGACGATCCCGCGCTGGCCGAGGCGCTCGTGGCTGTCTTCGGGTCGTGGACGGCGGCGTGCTGGTCGGATTTTTCGCCCGAAATGTGGGTCGCGAAACGCAAAGAATTCGATCGCGTCTACCGCGTGCTGCGGCGGCGTGAGTTGCGCGGGCCGAAGTCGCTCCCCGGCTTTCTGGAGCTGGAAAACCATCGCACCGGGTTTTCTGGCGACGCCCTGACGAAGTCGCCCACGCCATGAAAACCTGGTATCGATCGGAGTTTGAGTTTACCTGCGGCTTCTGTGGTGCCCGGATGCCGGCGGGTTCGCCGCTGTTTGCGGTGACGTTGTCGAATGTGAAGCATCCCCGGTTGCGGTGTGTGACGTGCGCGTGGGAACCGCAACCGCCGATCATCGCGGTCGGCTTGCCGGTGCCGGTCGGGTTGACGCATCTGGACGCGGACGGGCTCGAGCGGCCCGGCCCGGCCCCGATGACGCCGTTGCGGGCCGCGATGGCGGCGCTGGACTACAAAGCCCAAGCGAGCGGCTCATGACCGATCCGAAAGATAGCCCAGCCTGGACGCTCATCGACGCGCTCGTGCGTCTGCACGCCGTTGAAGAGTCGCTGTATGCGGACGGCGCGGTCGATGCGTCGGCCGACGTGCGGCGAGCCTTAGAGGTATTGCACCGCGCCATCGTGGTGACCCTGCGCGATCCGGCGGATCAGAAGCCATGAGAGGCACCGTCAAACCACTCGAGACGCCGCGCGACCGCCGCGCCTACGATCCGGTGGTGCTCTGGTGTCGCGCGTCGCGGGTGCCGGAACCGGAGTTGGAATTCGTGTTTGCGTCGCCGAGAAAATGGCGCTTTGATTACGCGTGGCCGCGCGGCAGCCGCCTCCTGGCGCTCGAGCAGGAAGGCGCCGCGTGGCTCACGGGCCGCCACACGCGCGGGAAGGGGTTTGAAGCGGATTGCGAGAAATACGCCGAAGCCGCGATCTTGGGCTGGACCGTGCTACGCGCGACGCCGGAGCAGATTCAGAACGGGACGGCGTTCGGCTGGTTGACGCGGATCTTTCAGCGGCCGATCAGTGAGCCGGCGGAAGCGATCCCGGCATCGGTGAAAACCACGAAAGGCGGCTTGGTGATCCCATGACCTTGACTTCTGAGGAGGGGAGGGCGGCGCTCCAGGCGTTGATTGACCAAAGAACGACGACGAAGATTTCACGCGATCTCGACCTCGAAAGGTAATCACATGAGGAGAACCTCGAGATAGGGAAGACGAAGAACGAGAGGACGAAGCTTTGACGCGTATTGTGGATCGACAGGCAACGCCATGAGGCAGACCACGCGTCCGCCGTCAGGGTTACGCGTGACGGATCGTGAATGCTGAAGATGAACCAGACCATCGGGCTATTCGACCTCGATCGCACCGGCTTTCCGAATGTCGCGCTGATGAAGTTGTCGGCATGGCACAAAGCCCAAGGCGATACCGTGCTGCCGCTCAACAGTGGGGAACGGGCGGATCGACGCTACGGCTCGTGTGTGTTCACTTGGAACCGCCGCAAAGCCGCCGCACTGACCGCGCAAGGGGCGGTCGTCGGTGGGAGTGGCATTGACCTCAAGAACCAGCTTCCGGCCGCCGTTGAAGCCATGCGGCCCGATTACACTCTCTACGGGATTGACTACGGCGTCGGGTATCTGATGCGCGGCTGTATCTGGGACTGCCGGTTCTGCGTCGTGCCGCAGAAGGAAGGCAAGCCGCGTGAGGTGGCGACGATCGAGGACCTCGTGAACCACGCGAGCCCGCGGGCGCGGCCGTTCGTCGTGCTGCTCGATAACGAGTTTCTCTGGCGCGAGCAGTGGGCGATTGCCCGGTTGCAGGAGTTTACCGATCGGGGTATCGACTGGTGTCCCTCACAAGGACTGGACGTCCGCGTCCTGACGCCCGCGCTGGTCGACGCGCTGGCCGCGTCGCCGTTCTGGAACGTGCATCACAACCGCAAGCAGATCACGTTCGCGTTCGATGATGTCGTGATTGAGGGCCGCTATCGGCGCGGCGTCGAACTACTGCTCACCAAAATCAAGGCGTGGCATCTCCAGAGCTTCGTGCTGGTCGGCTTCAATTCGACGATCGCGCAAGACTTGCGACGACTCGACATCATCCGGAGTTACCAGGTCGATCCGTTCGTGATGGTCTATCGGGACTACCACACGGGCCAGATGGCGCGCGATCCGCAGTTGCGGAACTTGGCGCGGTGGGTCAATCGACGGCTCTACAAGACATGCAGCTTCGCGGAGTATTGGCCGGAAGCGCGCCGCGAGCAGCAAGGGCTGATTCCGTTGCAGGTGGTGGCGTGATGACCAGGGTTGACGCGGGAGGCTGACGGGGTGACCGACCTCAAACAGGAGACGAAGATCTGATGGCCACGATAAAGGCACTGACTGTCTGTCAGCCCTATGCGGAACTCATCGCACGCGGTGAGAAGCTGATCGAAAACCGGACGTGGGCGACAGACTATCGGGGACCACTGGCGATTCACGCAGGGAAATCCCGCGCGTGGATGGATCCCGATGACGTCGTCAAGTATCCCGACATGGTGTTCGGCGCAGTCGTCGCCATCGCGAAGCTGCGCGGGTGCTGCCGGATCGAGGACCTCCAGCTGGACTTGCGCGGTTCTGAGCACGCGAATGGCCCGTGGTGTTGGGTCTTTGAATATGTGAACCGTGTGGATCCCGTGGCGTGTCGAGGGGCGCAGGGATTATGGGACTTTACGTTTGCCGCGGGAGGCTGACGGGGTGACCGAGGCGGGTCGCGGCGTGGTGAGGTGAACGATGATCTATTCGCTCCGGGGGTTGATCCCGCCCGCTGATGTGCAAACGCAGACGCCCGATGGTCGCTGGGTCTCGTCGATGCCGTTGCCGTGGTATCCCGGTCTGTTCGAACGCGTGACGGACGCCTGGGCGGTGCTGCGTGAACGGGCCGTGGCCGTGAAGTATCCCGCCAATGGTGAATTTGAGCCCGCGTGTCACGCGGCGGGCTGGACGCTGAAGCGGCGAGGATGAAGGATCAACCGGTCTCTCCGCTGCGTGGTCTCACGCTCCGCGTTGCCCGACTAGTCCAATACGCGGGAAGGAATTTTCTTCTGTATGACTGATCCCCAACCACTAGGAGAGGGAGGCGGGGCCGCGATCCCCTCCCTGAATCTGGAAGAAGCACGCCGGGCGTTCCTGAACCGGTGCACGGAACGGCAGTTGACGTGCGCGCATCAGCGTCTGCCCAGCACTAGTGTCGCGCGCTGTCTATCCTGTGTGGCCGATCAAGCCCTCGCCGATCTCAGCGTGGCGCAACGGGCGGATCGGCTGTTTTGTGACGTGCATCGGCCGTCACGGTTCACGCCGTCTGCGTTCGATGACTGTCCGTGTTGTGTGGCGGTGCGCGTGGACGATGAACGACAAGCCTTAGAGAGCAAATACGACGAACTGTTAGCGGAGCATCAAGCCCTGGAACGCATGAAAGAGCATCTCAGCGGGATCGCGCATGAACTGCGCGACCGTGCCGAAGCCGCCGAAGCCCGCGCCGACGCCGCCGAGGCCCGCGTCGTGGCCCTCCACGCGACCGCGACGGGATTCGTCGCGAACTGTGAAGAAGCCGCGCGATCCGCAGACCGCGCGCGCGCCAAGGGCGATCCGTGGGATACCGGCGAAACCCTGCGAGATTGCGCGACAGAGGTGCGCGCCCTCCTGTCGGTCCCCCAGGATCGCGCCGACGCCGCCGAAGCCGCCCTCCGCACCCTCCGACTGGAAACTGTAGCGAAAGCAGACGGAGAGGCTGGGGCGCGATCGTGACCTCCATTGGCGACACGGAACCGGGAGACCTCGCGACGGCCGTCCAGCGGACGCCGGCATTCGCCAGGAAACGGGGGAAAACTTGATGCGTACCGTCGATAAGGTGGGTTTAGGCTTGCTGATTTTGGTCGGGTGGGTGGCCCTGACCCTCGCCTTGGCCTTCATGGATGGCGCATTGCGTCTCCGCTAGGCGGCTTATCCGGGCCGCTAGCACAAAACGACCGGGCGGGTAAGGGGGTTAGTGGCCCCCCCCCTTCTCGAAATCGCGCCAGGAGGCTCTAATGCGGTTTCTAGGGGATTCCAGAGGCGGCGAAATCACGACGAAAGCTCTCCGACAGTTCGCGAACCGAGACCTTCTGAGGTTCTCTGGGTGTTCTGAGGTTCTCTGGGTGTTCTGAAAGGATGGCGACATGATGACCGGCGTAGAATTCGTCGCGGCGGAACTCCAGAAGCTTGAGGCGGGGATCTGTCCGAGCTGCGGCAATCTGATTCCCTTGGCGCGCGGGCGGGCGTATACGTGCGATGAGGCGTGTCACGCGACCTGGATCGAGGCGATCATCCGGCGGTTCGGGGAGACGCGGGAGATCACGCATCTGGAGAGTGGGAAGGTCTACGCGGTGCCGACGCGGGTGATTCTCGAGCAGGGCATCAAGGGATCGGAGCTGGAGAAGTATCCGGAAGTGGTGAAGGCGTGAGTAAGTCGAAGTTAGTCGAGAAATCGGCTACACCCGCGCCAATTCAACTCTCAGCGTGGATGCATTGCGGCGTACCGCTGGTGCTCGGATCGCGCGTGGAGTCGGACGAGAGCATCAATTACGACATCGTGTGTCCAGCCTGTCGGGCGGTTGTCGGGATTCGGTCCATGCGAAAGGATTTACTCGATGGAGTCGGTGAAAAAGTCTGAAGCCTTCCCGTTGTCCTGGCCGGACGCGTGGCCGCGGACGCGTCCGCAAGATCAGAAGACGAACGCGACCTGGCGGCGCACCGCGAACCAATATCGCGAGGAACTCGCTAGGGAATTGGACCGCATCAAGGCGCCCGTCGCCGTGATCTCGACGAATGTGCCGCTGACCTTGCGCGGGCAGATGACGCCGGGCGTCGAGCCGCGCGACGTCGGCGTGGCGATCTATTTTTCCAAGCCGATCAAGGACGATTTTCGCTGGCAAGACGCGTTGGGACTCCATAATCCGGACCCGTCCGAGGAGCAGATCCAGGCCGCGTACCGCAAGCTCGCCGCGCAGCATCATCCGGACAAAGGCGGCGATCTGGAAATGTTCCGGGCGCTGACGCAGCATCGCGATCACGCCTTGCGCTGGATTCACCGCGCGACCGCGACGCCCGACTTTGTGATCGCGTGCGACACCTTCAAGGAAGTGCGGTTGAATCTCGCGGCGATTGCCTTCACGCTGAAAGCGATCCGGCAGATCGAACGGTGCGGCACGTCGTCGATGCTCGAGCGCGCCTTTAAGGGCTTCATGGCGCTCGCGTCGGATGCCGGGCCGAGCGCGGGGAGCCGGGCGTCATGAGCGCGATGCATCTGATCGAAGGCGACGTCGAAGATCCACGCGACGAGACCATTCGGCAACTCCGCGACGAGAATGAAGCACTTCGCGAGATGGTTCGGGATTCTGAGCGCACGGCCGCCGACGCCACCCGCAACGCCACGCGAGCGATCGCGCGGTTGCGCGGGCAGCTCGAGCCGCTCTATCGCGCGCTGCGCGGCATCTTCGGCGAGATGGATGCGGCCGGCGTCGGCGAGAGCGCTAGTGTGCCGGCGTCGTCGCCCGGCGTGAGCGATACGCGCGTGCTGGCGGTGTGGACGTCGTGGAAACAGCGCGTCTCGCCGGCCTGCGGCAAGGTGATCGATGCGCTCTTGCAACATGGGGAACTCAATACCGCACAGCTTAAGGTCGCGGCGGGGATTGGATCCTCGACCGTGTCGGATTCGATTTTCAAATTGAATAAGTTGGGCTTGATTTCAAAAAATGGCGGTCGCTTCAGTTTGAAAACACTCTGAATTCAGGTTGAAATCACTCTGACATGGACGACCTCACACGCGAGACCGCCGAGTTTACCGACGTGCTGCGCGCGTGGTTGCGGGCACGGCGGGAGCCGCCCGAAGTCCTGGCGGGGGCGATGGCCTATGAGTTGGCGGCGTTGATTGCCTTGCACGCGTCGTCGGTGGAGCAGGCGACGGACCTGATGCAGTGGTGGACGGGGAATATGACGGAGCAGATTCGACAGCTTGGGGTGGGCGTGGAGCATCCATAATGACGATGTTTGGCGATACATTTACAGACAGCGAGCGCGACATCCAGATCGCCGGGTCGAGGCTTTGCGATTACCTGCGCGACCTCCTGATTGTCGCTGGCCATCCGATCGCATTCGACGACAGCTATCAAGCCATCCGGCTCCAATTCGGCGAGGCTGTTGTGCAACTCGTGCAGGCCGTGCGTGTGGACGCGATGGAGACAAAGTAGTGCTAGAGTTATAGCACTAGAAACTATTGAAATATGGCCGTAAAAACTATCTCGCACGTCTCAGAGTTGCAGCCTGGCGAACGCGGCACGGTCGATCAGCGCCGGGTATTTCTGCGTTGTGAGACGTGCGGTGTCGTGTTAAATCAGGGGCGCATCTGGGCAGTTGGACAGACCGTCGAGGACGTGACCGACAACGGACTCAGGCCTTGTCATAAGCCAGAGGATCGAGAGTGAGAGTTTACACACAGAGAGCGAAGGCGCAGCAGCAGGGCAACGCGCGAGAGGTTCACGGCGGACTGATCACCCGGCGTGCTCGCGCGTTGCCACGGTTTGGCCCGGTGCCGTTCCGTGAACAGCCCGTCGCGTATCTGTTGTCGTGGGTGGTCTCGAAGCGTCTCGCACAACGGTATCTCGATTGGAAGTGGCTGCGCGAGCCGCACTGAATCGCATGGATCCGACTCAAGCAAAATTCGACGGGTGGGCGGTCGTCGACGTGCTCGGGCATCAGCGGTATGTCGGCTACGTGACGACGGAGGCGTATGGTGCGGCCGTGCTCTTTCGCGTCGACGTGCCGGCGCTTGAGGCGCGCGAGCGCGTGACGAAGCGACCAGGGACGGTGGGCAACCGCTATGTCCCGGCGGGCTCGCGCGTGATCGAGGGGGCGGTCGACGGTTACACGAAGTTGATCGGCTCGGGGTCCATCTACACGATTACGCCCTGCACGCAAGAGGCGGCATTGAAGGCGCTCGAAGCGATGCAGGCCCGGCCGTTGATGAGCGTGGCGCTGCCGCCAGAGATGGCGCTGTCGGACGGGGAAACGGGCGACGGTCTCGGCAGAGCGCCAGACCCCGCCGCCGACCCTGGCGAGATCGTCGTCGTCGAGGTCTTCGTCGTCTTCATCGTAGAAGACGCCTAGCACAACGCCGAGTCCAGGCGCAAGGAAAAAAAATAATTGACGGAATGGCGTGAGCCGTGG